GAGATCTATGTTTCCCGTTAATTTTGCGAGGGGAATGAATTGGTCTGCTAAGTGCGTGATACTTGATGAAGCTCAGAATTCTTCTCTCAAAGAGATAACGACGGTCTTAACAAGGATGGGGCCTCAAAGTCGTTGCTTCGTATTAGCCGATCCGATGCAAACAGACTTGAGAAATGATCACCATCAAGGAGGATTCTCAAAGCTGGTCGATATCTTTAATGATGAAGAAAGTCGTGATCAAGGAATATATACTTTTAAATTCACAGAAGACGATATCATGAGGTCTGATCTTGTTAAATTCCTCATAAAGAAAATAAACAGGGATAAGTAAACTTAGTACACTTGAAAGTCCCTAGACGCCGATTAGCTACTTCGGTCCTCCTCAATTTCTTAAGGCGTGCAAGCTCACACTACGCCTAGGGCGATTGAAGCTTCCTAAAAATTTCTCGAGCAGCCACATTTATCGCTATCGCATCTTCCCAGTTATGGTCTTTATTCCTTTTACTGCGTTCGATTATTTTGAGACTGAGCTTCCCTATTTTTTCTAAGAGAAGTTCATTTTTTTTTCTGTCTTCTTCTCTCATTTTTTATCCTTCTCCATTTTCGATGGTTAAAAAGGTAGCGACTTATTGCATTAGCAAATTTTGTTATATCTGTCTCAGATTTGTCCCAAAAGAAAGCATGGGCAAATTCATGGATAGAAGTATTTAGTTCGCTTTGAGGGGTAAGGTATGGGCTTATATGAATCTTCGGCAACTCCTCTTTTGGGTCAGCGCACGTTCCGTCTGCTTCTCCGTAAAGCCTTGTGTTAGGTTTTCTCTGGAGTACTGTATATTCTACTCCTCGCGTATTTTTAAAAGTGAACGGCTTCTTCGGCATGACGCTGTCTATTAAGACTTACACCTAAATGGCCTAAATCCTACATTGGAAAGTAAAGTGTAATCTAGGAATAAGGTTTGAGTATTTTGAAATCTGGATATATTGTGCCCAACGGCACTTCGTTAGTGTAACGTAAATTGCCATAAAATCCGTGTTTTGAACAAAAAAAGGAGTATAGTTGTATAATGAAAACCTACTGTAGAGAGTGCGGTTCCCCAGCGGAACACAAAGGAATAAAGCCTAAATTTTGCCCAAACTGTGGGGAGAAGATGCCTTCTTTTGGGAACCCGAAAAAGGTTGAGCCTGATTCTTCTGCTCAAAAATCAGACGATCACGAGGATGAAGAATTAGAAAGCCGTCCAATAGACATATCAAAGTTAGATGTCGAAATATCTGTTTCTTCGTCTACACTAACAGTAGGAGATATCGTGGGTACAGGAGGAACTGGTTTCTCATTAGAGAGAGAGACTCCTGAAATGGGAAAAGGGAAGAAGGCAGAGTTTTTGGAGGAATTCAGGAAAGAGGCAGGAGGCGACCCACATCGACCTCGATAAATGGCGAACAACAGGAGGAAGAAACCTGAAAAAAAAGCGAAAAAACCTTCTTCGGAGAAGAAAGAGAGGGATAGTGTTGCGCCCAGATACGAAGACTTCATCAGTGATATAGATAGAGAAATATATAAACGCAGACATAAATGGTCATTAACAGCTATCGCTTGGATGGACTTCGATGATGTCGCTCAAATATTGAGAATACACATTTTTAAGAAGTGGCATCTTTATAACACAGAGAAACCTTTAGCCCCTTGGCTTAACAGGATCATATCTAATCAAATCAAAAACCTGATTCGTAATAATTATGGTAATTTTTCTAGGCCCTGCTTAAAATGCGCTGCTGCTGAAAGCGAAGATGCCTGTTCTATTTATGAAAAACAATGTGGGGATTGCCCCTTATACGCTCATTGGGAAAGGACGAAGAAATCAGCGCATGATGCTAAACTGCCAGTATCCTTAGAAAACCATTCCAGAGAAGTCTACAGCACATACTCTGAATCTATCGATGTCGAAGCCACAGCTAAAGAACTGCACAAGAAAATGAGGACGGTCCTTAAACCACTGGAATGGAAGGTTTATGAAGGACTTTACATTAAAAACTTGTCAGAACACCAAATGGCGAAAATAATGGGCTACAAGACTTCGGAAGCGGATCGGAAGCCGGGATACAAACAGATTAAGAATATTAAGAGGTCTATTATAGATAAAGTGAAACAAGAATTAGATGATGGTACAATCGACTTCAAATGAGTGAAAATACTAACCTATCAGAAGCACAGAAATCTCTGATCGTAAACGAGTGGAATGACAGGCCGGACAATCCTCCGTCTCTTCAGGAACTCGTTCTCCTCTGCTACCCAGACCAAAAGCTCGATGGGAGGAGCAAAGAAGGAAGGGAAATAAAAGACTATCTATCCACTATGCAAATTAAGGCTCGTGGTGCTCAAGAGTATGTTCCTAAGGAAAAACCGGAATTAACAGAAGATCAAAAAGAATTTATCGATGCGAATTGTTCTGTGATGAAAGCGGTAGAGTTGGCTCGAGTTGCTTTCAAGAATACAGGGATTACGAATTTAAATATAGAGGCGAGGATAGTAGACGATTATCTTCAGACTCTCCCTCGAAACATGCTCTTCGAGCAAGAGAGCGACATACCCGACACAGAAGATTACAAGCCTCCTAAAACTTTCGATAGGATGATGCACAGAATCAATAGGTATGTCATGCCAGCAATCGATAAAAATAAAATTTCGCCAGCACAAAAAAAGGGTATTATCACATGCATCGGTTACGTTAATACTTTTAGATTTTGCCATCAGATTAATTCTTATGACTCGTCAGTAAATAGAGAATTATTTGAAAGCTGTTTTGTCAGATATACTTATGATAAATACGACTTGTCCCAAGAGGAAGTAGACCAATACATCGTTCTTTCAGCGGAGGTAGTGATAGCTTCGAATATCCAAAGGAGGATCACCCAACTATCCAGACTCCTTGACGAGACCGCCGAGGATAACGACGGTCGCCGTATTTCGATGTCTTTAGTGGATGCAATTAATACTGCCCAGACAGAATACAATCAGTGTATAAATAGGCAGCAAAAATTGTTAAGTGATTTAAAGCAAAAGCGTAGTGACAAATTAGCTAAACAGCGTCAAGACACTGCAAGCATTCTAAACCTTGTAGAGTTATGGAGAGAGCAAGAGACTAGGGAAAAGATGGTCAAGCTTGCAGAATTGAGGAAGAAAACTCTCAAAGATGAAGTGCAAAGATTATCAGATATGGACGAATTAAAATCTAGAATTCTAGGTATGAGCGAGGGTGAGGTTCTAAATGGTTAAATGTAAGGAATGTAGCAAGGAGTTTAAGACAGAGCGTTCGCTTCACGCGCACCTCAAGGCTCATAAACTAAGGATAAACGAGTACTATCAAAAACATTTCCCTCGTAGGGATAAGTTCGATAATGAACTTATAGTTTTCAAAGATAAAGAGCAGTATCTCAAGACTGATTTTAATAGTGCCTTGAATTACCGGAGGTGGAGAAAAGCGAGCCCAAAGCAGGAAGTGGCAGAGTATATCTTAAGTAAAATATTAGAGAGGATCGCCTCTAAAGATATAAGCTATTCTATGTGTCAAGTAGAGTTGCGTAGTCTAAAAATGCCAACGGTACAGGAGATAATCCAATACTTTGATTATTCTGAAGAGTGCGAGATGATTGGGCTGGAAAATAAATTTCTATATAAAAACGTAGACATCATAGAGGGAAGCGTATTCGATAATCCCGGTCTTAAAATTTACATAGACACAAGAGAACAGAAGCCCTTGGTTTTTAAAAATGTTCCGACAGAAAGAAGAACATTAAAGTTCGGAGACTATGCCTTCAGTGACGAAAAGATGACCTGTAAGTGTTATATTGAACGTAAGTCTTTAGCCGATTTTATAGGCTCTCTTCGTCCTGATAATCTGGAAAGATTTCGTCGGGAAATTGAACGAGCCGGAGAAGCCGATGCATACCTAATAGTTCTAATCGACCAAGATATGAATCATGCCCTCTCTTTTGATTACCTTAGGAACAAACATAGTAAAGAGAGAATATTTAAAGAGACCAAGGTTACCCCTCAGTTCATCATGAGGAAAGTCAGAAAACTTATTCAGGAGTATCCGTTTATTCAGTTCCTGTTCGTGGAAGGCAGGAAGGAGTCCGTGAGAGTAATTGAGAAAGTCTTTAAGTCGGGGTGCATCTATAGGAAAATCGATTTACAATATGCATACGATATAGGGAAACTATAATGTGGTACTGTCCTGACAAATACGAAGTAGACCTCCCTGACGCTAATCAAGAATTTCTTTCTATGAAGGGGCTTCTTAATGATGATGAGGCTAAGATTTCTTTAGCTAAATTTTTACGTGCCAATGTCGGTTTTACCACAGAGCTTGTATCAGGAATTAAGCTAGCTCCTTACCAAGAGATAACATTGAAGGCTATGATGAATCGTAACTTCTCGATGTGCGTATGGGGTCGTGGTTGTGGTAAGACTTTTATAGCTTCAATTTTCTGTTTCCTTCAGTGCATCTTTAACCCCGGAACAAAAATACTTGTCGCTGGGCCGACTTTTAGGACAGCTAGATTTATATTTAATAATTTAGAGAAGCTTGTCGATAGCAAAGGGGCAGATTTATTGGCTCAATGCTTTGGTGCTAAGGTGAAGCGCAATGATCAATATGAATGGCAAATAAACGGCGGTACGATTACGGCTATTCCATTGAACGGAGAAAAAATTCGTGGTTTTCGCGCTAATATATTGGTCTTGGATGAGTTTCTTCTTCTCCCTGAAGATATTATTAAAACTGTACTTATGCCTTTTCTGGTCGCACCTCAGAACATGAAAGAGCGCATAGAGATTAGAGAGATAGAAGACAAACTAATCGAAGAGGGAGAGATGACAGAAGAAGACAGGATGGTGTTTGAAAACGACAGTAAAATGGTAGCTCTTTCTTCTGCTAGCTATACTTTCGAGAACCTATTTAGAACATATAAAGATTGGACAGAAAATATACAAAATGATAAACCAGCGATAAGTAAATATTTTATTTCCCAGCTTAGTTTTGAGGCCCTTCCTGAACATATGATTGACAAGACAATCATTGAAGAAGCCCAACAAGGAGGTCAAAGCCATTCATCTTTCCAACGGGAATATTGCGCTCAATTTTCTGATGGGTCAGATAGTTATTTTAGCGCGAAAAAAATGCATCTATGCACGGTGAAAGATGGGGATGAACCTTCTACTCTCATTCGTGGAGAGAAAGGGAAAATGTATATACTAGGAATTGACCCTAGTTTTTCGAATAGTCCTACTTCTGATTTCTTTGCAATGTCAGTATTAGAGGTAGAACCAGAAAGCCGTACAACGACTTTGGTTCACAGTTATGCCGTAGCTGGTGGAGATTTGAAGGACCATATTAAATACATGGACTATCTTACTGAGTCTTTCGATCTGGAGATGATTATGATTGATAACGCTGGTTTCCAGTTCATCGATAGCTGTAACGAATCAGAGGCTTTTAAAGAGAAGCAATTATCTTTCATAGATTTCAATAGCGATACAGAAGGTAACGACTATGAGCAGATGCTAAGGAAAGCTAAATCACAGTATAATAAAAAATCAGGTCACATATGCGTTAAACAAGTATTTACTACTAATTGGATAAGGAATGCGAATGAACATCTTCAAGCATGTATCGACCACAAAAGGCTTTGGTTCTCTTCTAGGACTACGGCGAGTGAGAAGTCATTTAATAAGCAGAGCCAGTTTAGAATAAATCTGGGCCTTGCTCAAGCTGACACGGTGTTGGATTTTATTGAAACTCAAGACTCATTGATCTATAGCACCAAGAAACAGTGCGCTTTAGTAGAAGTAAAAACCTCCCCTAGAGGAACCCAATCTTTTGATTTGCCTCAGCATTTGAAGAGAAGCACAAGTGAGAATAGGGCGAGGAAGGATAATTATACTACTCTTCTCCTGTCGAATTGGATGGCCAAGTGCTATTTCGATATGATAGGAGTTCAAGAAACGAAGACTGAAACTTTTTCCCCCTTTATGTTGGGCTAAAGTGTATTTAAGTGTAAGTTAAGGTAAATTATGAGCGAAAAGAAACCCAAGCAAACGAGGCGACCGAGGTCAAAAGAGATAAAGCCATATATGGTTGGCGGTTCTTACACAGATACTAGTAATGCTGCATCTCCTACAGCGACCAGATCAAGAAGGAATAATTCTGGAAGCATAGAGAGAAGTGATCGCTTTAAGAATATCAGCGATGGTATAATTCCTTTCAATCATAATAAATATAGCTCCAATTCGACTCTTGATGTTAGGGATGCTGTCATCTTATGCCAAAAGGCTTATTATAATTTTGCTATATTCCGTAGCACAATTGATCTCATGACGGAATTCTCGATGAGCGATGTGTACTTCCGTGGAGGAAGTAAAAAATCTAGAGAATTTTTTGAAGCTTTTTTCAAAAAGATTAGTTTGTGGTCCATTCAGGATAAATTTTTCAGAGAGTATTATCGGAGCGGGAATGTTTTCCTCTATCGCTTCGATGCAATACTCCAGCCGAAAGACGTTAGGAGAATTACTCAAACTTTTGGTGCTGAGGCTGATCTGTTAGCTGAAAAAACTATCCCTGCAAGATACATAACGTTGAATCCTTCGGATATTCAAGTAGCTGGTAATCTCACATTTCATAACGCTGTTTATTATAAGAGCCTTTCTGATTATGAGTTAGCGAGGCTTCGCGAGCCAAGGACCGAGGAAGATGCTCAGGTTCTAGAAGGTCTCCCTAAAGAGATTAGAGAGCAGATAAAGAAAAAGCAGACAAGTTCAATTCAGATACCTTTAGATAACGAGAAGATAACAGCGATCTTTTACAAGAAGCAAGACTATGAGCCCCTCTCTGTTCCCATGGGTTATCCGGTTTTAGAAGATTTAAACTGGAAGCAGGAAATGAAAAAAATGGACATGGCTGTTACGAGGACTACTCAACAAGCTATCCTTTTGATTACCATGGGTAATGAGCCTGACAAAGGCGGTGTCAATCAAAAGAATTTAGAGAACATGCAGAAGTTGTTCGTTAATCAATCAGTAGGGAGAGTTTTGGTTGCTGACTATACGACTAAAGCTGATTTCGTGATTCCTGATATAGCAGGGATTCTTGATCCCAAAAAATATGATGTTGTGGATAAGGACATTCAGATAGGTCTTAATAATATTTTGCTAGGGGTAGGAGAAAGGTTTTCGAATCAAGTAGCTAAAGCAGAAATGTTTTTAGGTAGATTGAGGAGAGGGAGAGAAGCTTTCATGAATGATTTTCTTGTTCCTGAAATTAGGAGGATATCTAAAGAGCTCGGGTTTAAGGGGGTTCCAACTCCTGTCTTCGATGAGATCAACCTTAAGGATGAAACAAACATCCATCGTATATACAGTAGACTTGTAGAAATCGGGGTTCTCACTCCAGAAGA